GTCGGTTTCCTGCTTGAGCATCTGGACACGGGCCTGGATGGGGCGATTGTCTTGTAGATATTGGGTGGCCAGGAAGTCGCGGCGACTGCCCTTGTGCCACTGGGTGGTGAAGTCCATGTTGACGATGTTGATTCCGGGAGCTTTCGTGCGTATGATCACGGTCGAATCCTCAGTTGTAAGGTGGAGCAGGGCGGGAGGTTGTACCCGCCCCGATGTCAGGTGTTTCCGGTTTATGCAGGCGCAAGCAATGATACCTTGCCGCTGCCCAACTCATTCCCGCATTCGAGAGTGACCTCTGTCTCGATCAGGAAGCGGAGGGATGAACCGGTTACTGCCAGCGGGATACGTTCCGCCTTTCGCAAATAGGCTTTGCGCCACAACCCCATGTCTCCAAATATGATCACGTTGCCAGACGGGCCAGTTGAGGCACCCGTTGACTGGTTCATGATGAAGTTCAGGTGGGCTGTCAGGTTGCCAAACGAGGACTTGTAGACCTCGACGGCAGACTGGACTTGGGCTGGCTGCATGTTCAAGAACCGAGTGTTGTTGCCCGTGAAGGCATCAAACCGGGTCTTCTGAACGGCTCCCATGACAATGTGTTGTGGACGGCCACCCGCTGCCCAGATCAACTGGAGGTTGGTCTGTAACAGGGCTTCTGTGAAGTAGACTGTGGTTGCAGAAGCCGTGGTGTTGTTGGTGGCGATCCAGCCAAGGGCGCCTTTCAATGTTCTGGCAGTGCCAGTGGCACCCGATGCGGAGGCACTGTTGACGAGGAAGGCGTACTCCAGGTCATTGGCTAGTTCCTTGAGTTTTAATCCTGTCTGATAGGCAAGCTCAGACTTGCGGCCTGCTTTATCGGTTACTTCTTGGGTGCGCGTAATGGCAAATGTCTTGGCCAAGATCTGGGTGTAGTTCCCCAGACGGGTGGGCGGAACAATCGCTGTTGCGGTATAGTCGTTTCCTTCAAACTGGGCGTTGGATGCGGGAGTCGCCAGAGTATCGGTTTGCCACTCATGGTAGCGCTGCGTTGCCTTGGTTTCTCCGGACGTGGAGGTGAACCAGGTTTCTACAGGCGCTATGTTGTGGATAATCAATCCTGTTATCCCAAGGCTGTTTATGCCCTGGTTCTGCAAGTTTCCAATGCAGTTCAGACTATATCTTCCGTTTCCGGTCGGGGGCTCTTGGAGGATGTTATTGTTGGCACTCAATCCTCTAGTCGTTACACCTTCGCAGGAACCTATGGCCGCCTGCGCTTGGCTCGGTATTGCCCTCGACTTTACGTTAGGGGTTCCACCGAATTCACCCGATTTTTCATCATTTTCATGTTGACTTTTGCATAATATAAATGATCTAATTGATACATGGCTAAGACTGGTCCTAAACCTAGAACCGACATTACCAAGGCCGATCTCGAAAGGGAGTACATCGAGAACGGACTCAGTATGCACACCATCCGAAGGAAGTTTCACTGTGGAGAAACCTTGATCCACAAGCTGATCCATCGCTACGGTATTCCAGTTAGGCCCAAGAGAGACAGTCTCAAGGGTAGAGTATTTTCCAAAACCCATCGGCATAATCTGTCTCTGGCCCATGTTGGAAAGTGTATAGGAGAGAAGAATTACAACTGGAAGGGTGGTGTTGCCGAAAGAGCCATGCAAATCAGACTGAGCGGAGAATATCAACGCTGGAGAAGAAGAGTCCTTAGATTCAAGGGCGAATTCTGCTCCATGTGCCATAAGAACCTGAACGAAGGATGTCCCACTTGCGGTCATCGCCCAGATAAGCACGTTCACCATGCAAAGGATTTTAACAATCATCCTGAGTTGCGATTCGACGTTGATAATGCTGAAGTGCTTTGTTATTCGTGTCATCTGAGTCAACATAAAAAGATGCGACATTAATCTTTATCGCTCAAATCTTCCCTGTTGCCAACGGCCAGATAGGTTGAATATCCAGCACTAATTATAGCCATCTAATTCTCCTTGCGGTTACTGCTCAGTCGCTTCGATGTACTTAACCCAGTCGCGGAGATTGCCGCCTGCCTTGGCCGCTTCAAACATCTTGGCGACGTTGGGCTTGGCAGCAGGGATTCCGCTTCCGGCTGACTGAACAGCAGTGGGTTGGCGTACCTGCTTTGCGGCAGGATTCGCTTGTTTTACCGCCAATTTATCTTCGAGCTTGCCAAGTTCGCGAATCTGGGCCAAGGGCGTTAGCTTGGAGATTCGGCGCACTTCATCAGGCTGTTGGGCAAGGGTGTAGGCAAGGTCGGGGAAGTGCTCACTGTCAAAGAGGGCTTCCCGCATGGCAGGGGTGATGATGCGCCCCAGTTCGTCGGTAGCCTCTACAAAGTCAGGATATTTGGCGACACCTGCTTCCATTTTGCTGATGACGGTTTGCTGAACTTGCGTCATCTGGGCCTGCTGCTGCATTTGGTAAGCCCTGCTCTGGTTTTCGTAATCTTTCTTCTCAGCTGCCCATTCGCCTGCGGCATAGGCTAAGGCAGCGTAAGGGTCGGCCTCGTTGGCAAACTCTTCGATCCGTGGCTTGGGTCGCTGAAAAGGGGGAATAGCGGGTTGCTGAGGTACGGGTTGAGGGCCGGGTTGTAAAGGGACTTCTCCGAGAGCGGCCTTACGCCAGTATTCAGCTTCTCGCTTGGCTTCGTACTTCTGGCGAGTCAGTTGATCGATACGCTTCTGAACGCCTTTGGCTGGGGGTTCTTCTTCGCCCTCAGTGGGTGCAGCGGCTTGTTCTCCTTCAACAGCGGTTTCTTCTGCGCCTTGTAAGGGCGGTTCTGCTGTCGGAGGGTCGGGGATAACTGGTTCGCCTTCGACTTGAGCGTTTGGGCCGGGGGTAGGAGTGGTTTCTACCGGGTCATCGGCTTCTACTTCGCCTGCGGCCAAACGGGCTACTTGTTCTTCAAATGCTCCCATGGGGGTTGCTCCTTTACGGCTGGCGGGTTTCACCAGATAACAGTTGGTCTAGGTAATAGGCAGCCATCTTGCCATTGTCGATGACTGATTCAAGATACAGCTTGAAAGCGTCTAGTAATTGGGCCTGCATATAAATGCGTTCTCTCAGGTCGTATTCCTCCGGCTTGGTCTGCTGCCAGCGGATTATGAGTGCTTCTCCTGTCTCCGTGAAGAAATTCACAAGCAACTCTGATTGCAGGAACCGGGCGGCTTCATCCGAATGGGCCACTGCCATTCGTGGGTCTGGCTGGGCCTGCTGGCGGTCCCGGTTGGGCCATCGGAGCCATCGGGGAAGGTCCATTTGCTCCTCCTTGAGGTTGTTGCATTGCTTGTTGAGCCTGTTGTTGGGCCTGCATGGCCGCAATCTGCTCCGGAGTCGGCGGATGCGACAGGTATTGGTCAACATTCTTGATGCCCATCTGCTGGAAGACGTTGGATAAGAGGTTGTACAGGTTTTCTGGCAGAAATACGCCGCTCTGGATGTAGGGTGGCTGGATTAACCTGTCCAACATGGCTAAAAGATGCTGCACTTGTTGGTCACGGGTGCCTGTGCCGAGGGCTACATCGATATTGACGTCAAAATCTACCGAGATTGCCGACGGATCTACGAGTTGCCACTCTTGGTTCAAGCGGATGGCTTCCGGCTGCTTCAAGAAGTCTTGATTCATCTTGGCGAAGGCGTAGAAGAGGTCTTTGACGCCGGATTCTGCGAAATTACGCGCTATAAGCTCCACTCGCTGTTGTGAAGCAGACATGATTGCCGAGATTCCGGTGGCCGTCTTGTTCAAAGTGTCCGCGTCGGTGCCTTGATTGTACTTGGTAATGCCGGTGCGGTTCTCTTTCCAGGTGTCTATCTTGTCAAACATGCCGAAGGCGTGCGATGGAAGGGGGCTGACAGGTACTGGCCATACCGCTGTCGTCGCATCAACATCTTGTTTCGTGCGAATGAGGCCCCCTGGATAGTTGTTATTGAGCGCATCGTCCATGTTGACGCGGAAAGGGTTGATAATCTTTTGGGCGTTGTTCTGGTAGTAGATGTTATCCATCACGAACCGGGCGACGGCGGTCTTCAGTTGTTGTAAGTCGGTCACTAGTTCGGCCATGGAGCGGCCAATGGCTCGGTGAGAGACGCGGATTGGTGATAGAGAGCAGAATGGAGGATGTCCGTAGCTGTTTTTCTCGACGTGGATGGCTTTCGGGCCAAGCAAGACGACCTGCATAGGAACAGGAGTGCCGGAGGAGTAGTCGTTGAGGTAGCATTCGTGCACTATTTTCCAGTCAGGATCGACATCGTCTTGATAGAAGGAGGTTCCCCCCAGTCGGTCGTTAAGGTCTCTTTGCCAGAAAAGTCCAGGTCTTCTTCCTTGAGGTCGTATTTCCGCATCAACTCGGTCTTGTGAACGCGCTTGCGGTGGGCGGCAAACTCGGATTCCTTGATGTGGCGGGCCTTGAGATCCCAGATGAACTCTTCAGGAGGAAGGACTTCGGCCATCGGATGCGAGATGTGCTTGACTTCGTGACCGGCGACGGCATGCTGGGGGCCTAGAGGGGTCTGCTCGGTTTGATGATCGCCTAACTTGAAGCGGGTAGCCAGGAGAGACTGGAGCTCCATGTCGTTTAAGCCGGTGTACTCGCGAGGGGTCAGCTGTTCGGCTTCTTCCCACCAGTATTTGACAACCCCCATCTTGTCGAGGAGAGCGTCTTTGAACCAGTCGTAGAGCAGGAGGTAGCCGTTGAAGCCACGGGTAAAGTCGTGGTTGACCTTTTCGTTCAATAGTTTTGCTCCCTGCTCGTCTTCGGGGCCCTGGCCGCTGATCTTTACGACGTCGGTGCCTCCGTAGAAGATACGCATCAGAGAGGGCATGATCCATTCGATGGTGTCGGCTACGTCGGACATCACCACCTTCGAGCGGCCTTCCATCTCGTTGCCGTAGGGTTCCTGGTTATAGGCGCGGTGCAACTTCTCTCGCAGAGTTTGCAGATAGTCCATGTCCGGCTTGTAACGGCCTAGATAGTCGAGGCACTTGCCAACGAGGTCTTCGTGCGGGTCTGGAGTAGGCACTTGTTCTTCGCCAACACCCACGGTGTCCTGGTTGTCTTGTGAGGCCAGATACTTCTTTTGGGAGTCAGTTAGCATAGATTAAACACACGCATAGTCTACCGTTCGTAGCGGCTTGTCATCGGGCTGCTCGTGGATGAACAGGCGAGTAGCTGGATACTGGAGCGCATCATGAATGTGAGAGTAGTCGTTCTTCATCGGCTCAGGTCTAAATACCCCACTGTTGCCGATTTCAGGGTAAGCGTAGCCACCCTCAAAGCCATCGATGAGGCGCTTGCATCCAGGATCGATCTGGATGGCCCAGGTCTTGTTAATCGGCTTCTGGAGGCGAGACACCACAGCCTCTCGCCTGACCTTGAAGTTGACCTGGCCATCTTCGCAGTGAATGCCGATCTTTGCTAGATAGTCTTTGGGGGACATCTTGCCGGTGTCTCTCACGCGGCCTGCTGGATCTCCTATGTCTCGATAGCGCCCACTGTACTTCCCAAAGGTTTCAGCACACCAGATCTGTACCATCTCGCCCATATCGACGATGCCCATGTCATCAGCGGTAAACTCCTTCAAGATGAGCCACTGGCCTGTGGGGCCGAGTTGGGTGATCACGCAGGCAGGAGAGAGGCCTGTGTTGTCCCAGCCTCTGATGACGGGAGCATCGAGTGGCTCAAGGTGGGCCTTGGCAACATGCTTTTCACGGTCGAATTCTGGGTAGACGATGCGGCCTCTGATGGTAACGCCCCACTCGCCTCTGACAAGGGTCTTGAGCAAGTCTGGCCGGTTGGCAAAGTCTCGCTCAAGATCTTCGTAGTAATTGGGCCTGAGGTTGTGCTTGTTCTCCGCCTGGGTCTGGCGGTACATCGTGTAGCCTTCGACAGGGTGAGCCACAAAGTCATCGTAGATCCAGTGCTCGGTGTTGGGGTAGTTGGTTGTCAGGACGACTTGCGGGGGTGTGAGGAAGGGGTCTTTGCCACCAGTATCTTTGAGTGACGGGAAGCGGCCCACCCTGCCCAGGATGCCTTTGAATACGTCGTGAGGGATCTCGCGGGCTTCGTCGATGTGGGCGCCTGTGAGTTCTAAGGACAAGAGGTCGCGCACATCTTCTGGCGAGTCGAGAGCCTTAAACAGGAGTTCGACTTCAATCTGGTCGCCATCCTGTTCTCGCGCAATCTTGTAGATCTTGTCAGTGACGTTGTAGCGGCCGAAGATCCCTTCGGGGAACCAGTCGAGGTAGGTGCGGATGACCGTGTCTTTCAACTGCGGATAGGTGTTTCGGACGACAGCGAATCGGGAGCGAACCTTGCCTTGCGTCTTCATTACCCTGGATGAGGCAGCC